ATGAACGAACTGGACAGTCACGGGGTGGGGCCGAGCTTGACCTCGGCGCCGCACGCGCTTCGATCGGGGGCCGCTTGGCTCGCCTCCGCGCCGCTGGAGGTGCAGGAGCAGTTTCTGGACAGTCTGAGTGAGGCAGAGGTCGCGGCGTTGCCGTGGCTCTTTGATTTCTGGGCTTTGCCGCATCAGTTGCCGCCTTCGGGGGATTGGCGCAGCTGGGTGATTATGGGGGGGCGCGGCGCGGGGAAAACCCGCGCCGGTGCCGAATGGGTGCGTTCTCGGGTCGAGGGTAACAGGCCCCGCGATCCGGGCGCGTGCTCGCGCATCGCGTTGGTCGGCGAGACATTCGATCAGGTGCGCGAAGTGATGATTTTCGGGGAGAGCGGGATTTTGGCCTGCTCTCCGCCGGACCGTCGGCCCGAATGGAGCGCGACGCGGCGGCGGCTGACATGGCCCAATGGGGCAGAGGCGGCGGCTTTTTCTGCGCATGATTTTGAGGGGCTCAGGGGGCCGCAGTTTGATGGCGCTTGGGTCGATGAATTGGCCAAGTGGAAGAACGGGCAGGATGCCTGGGATATGCTGCAATTTGCGTTGCGGCTGGGGGATGATCCGCGGGTTTGTGTGACGACAACGCCGCGGAATGTTGGCGCGCTGAAGGATTTGTTGAAGGCACCGTCCACGGTGGTGACCCATGCGCGGACGCAGGATAACAGCGCCTATCTGGCGGAGTCGTTTCTGGCTGAGGTGCAGGCGCGGTATGCGGGATCTCGGCTGGGACGGCAGGAATTGGATGGCGTGCTGCTGGAAGAGGCTGAGGGCGCGCTGTGGAAAATGGCAGAGCTGGAGCGAGCGCAGGTCGGTGCTGTGCCCGACTTGGATCGCATCGTGGTCGCTGTGGACCCGCCGGTGACGGGCCATGCGGGGTCGGACACCTGCGGGATCGTCGTGGTGGGCGCTGTGGTGCAGGGACCTCCGCAAAACTGGCGGGCTTATGTGCTGGAGGATGCCTCTGTGGCGTCGAGTTCCCCTTTGGCTTGGGCGCAGGCGGCTGTGGCGGCAATGCGTCGGCACAGCGCGGACCGGATCGTGGCGGAGGTTAATCAGGGTGGTGATTTAGTAGAGGCGGTTCTGCGGCAGGTCGATCCTTTGGTGCCCTATGCCAAGGTTCATGCCTCACGCGGGAAGGTCGCGCGGGCTGAACCAGTAGCCGCTTTGTACGAACAGGGGCGCGTGCGCCACCTTTGTGGTCTGGCAGAGCTGGAAGACCAGATGTGCCGGATGGGGCCACGGGGGTTCGAAGGCAAAGGCAGCCCGGATCGTGTGGATGCGCTGGTATGGGCAGTGACGGAACTGCTGATCAAGCCTGCGCAAGGCTATCAGCGCCCGCAGGTTCGGAGCCTCTGACAGGCAGCGCACGGTGCTCCCAGCGGGTGTTAATCTTTGCGGCGGATAAGTGTCACACAGACGGCGCGGGATGATCCCTCGCCAGAACGGAACGGAGGGACAATGGCGGTTTTCGATCTCTTCCGGGGTCGGGCAGAGCCCCAGCCCGTGCCAGAGACCAAGGCTAGCGCGACCGGTCCGGTGGTGCATTGGTCGGGGGGCGGACGGATTGCCTGGACCCCGCGGGATACGGTTTCGCTGACCCGTGCGGGGTTTGTCGGCAATCCGGTGGGCTTCCGCGTGGTCAAGGTGATCGCCGAGGCGGCGGCCTCTTTGCCGCTGATCCTGCAGGACAGCGCGGCGCGGTACTCGGAGCATCCTTGGCTGGCGCTTTTGAACCGGCCGAACGGGGCGCAGGTCCGGTCCGAGTTTCTGGAGACCCTGTATGGCCAGATGCTGCTGTCGGGGAACGGGTACATTGAGGCTGTCGAAGCCGAGGGCGTGCCGGTGGAACTGCATGTACTGCGCTCGGACCGGATGCATGTGGTGCCGGGGCCGGATGGTTGGCCGGTGGCCTATGACTATGTGGTCGGTGCGAAAAAGCATCGGTTCGACATGGTCGGCGGGCAGCCTGTTTGCCATATCCGCAGCTTTCACCCGCAGGATGACCATTACGGTCTATCGCCCCTAGAGGCGTCGGGAACGGCGATTGACGTGCATAATTCGGCGGCGCGCTGGTCCAAGGCTTTGTTGGATAACGCTGCGCGGCCTTCGGGAGCGATCGTGTATTCGGGGGCTGAGGGGCAAGGGACCATGAGCGCGGATCAGTACGATCGGCTGGTGTCCGAGATGGAGGCCCATCACACCGGTGCCCGTAATGCAGGGCGTCCGATGCTGCTGGAAGGCGGTCTGGACTGGAAACCGATGGGCTTTAGCCCCAGTGATATGGAGTTCCAGAAGACCAAAGAGGCCGCCGCGCGGGACATCGCCATTGCCTTTGGCGTGCCGCCGATGCTGCTCGGGATCCCCGGAGATGCGACTTACGCCAACTATCAAGAGGCGCATCGGGCGTTCTATCGTCTGACGGTGCTGCCTTTGGCGGGCAAGGTGCTGGGGGCGTTATCGAACTGGTTGTCTGAACTGTCGGGCGAGGCATTGGTTCTGGGGCCGGATCTGGACCAGATCCCTGCCTTGGCCGAGGAGCGCGAGGCCCGTTGGCGCCGCGTGGCGAATGCTGATTTCCTGACCGATGCGGAAAAGCGCGTGGCACTGGGGTTCCCCGCCATGCCCGAGGAGAATGCAGATGCTTGAACGTAAATTTCATCGACCGGATGCGGGTTTGCGCACCGATGGGGCCGAGATCAGCGGGTATGCCTCGGTCTTTGGTCTGGTGGATCGCGGCGGTGATGTGGTGGCCAAGGGCGCCTATACAGCCTGTCTGGAGCGTCTGATGGCCAAGGGTGGCAGCGTGCGGATGCTGTGGCAGCACGATCCGAACCAGCCCATCGGCGTGTGGGACGAGCTGCGCGAAGACGACCATGGCCTGTGGGTCAAGGGCCGGCTGCTAGAAAGCGTCGACAAGGGGCGCGAGGCTGCGGCTTTGGTCCAGGCCGGTGCGCTGGACGGTCTGTCGATTGGCTATCGCACCGTGCGTGCCGCCAAGGACGGCAAGGGGCGCCGCATCCTGCATGAAGTCGATCTGTGGGAGGTGTCGCTGGTGACCTTTCCCATGCTGCCTGACGCGACAGTTCAGGCCAAATCCCACGATCCCGCAGATGCCTTTGTTCAGGCCCTGCGGCGGGCCGGTCAGCTTTTGACCCAAGCCTAACCCCAATCAAGGAGAGAACCGGATGGATCTGACCGAGGCGATGCCACGGACCGGCGAAGCTGTGCCTGATTCAGATGAAATGCATGGCGCAATCAATGACTTCTTGGGCGCGATTGAAGCGTTCAAGGCCGACGTTAATTCGAAATTTCAAAAGCAGGAAGAGAGACTGACCATGCTTGACCGTAAATCCCTGACCGCTAAACGTCCCGCTCTTTCGATGGCCTATGACGTCGAAGCGCCCCACAAAAAGGCGTTCGATGCCTATCTGCGTAGTGGCGATGACGAGGGCCTGCGTGGTCTGGACATCGAGGCCAAGGGCATGTCCACCGCAGTGGCAGCCGATGGTGGCTATCTGGTGGACCCTCAGACCAGTCAGCGCATCTCTGGCGTGCTGTCGAGCACTGCTTCGATCCGCGCGATTGCCAATGTCGTCAGCGTTGAGGCGACCAGCTATGACGTGCTAATCGACCGCGCCGAAATGGGCCACGGTTGGGCGAATGAAACCGACACGATGGCCGAAACGGCGTCGCCCCAGATTGATCGCATCACCATCCCGCTGCATGAGCTGTCGGCTCTGCCCAAAGCCTCGCAGCGGTTGCTAGATGACAGTGCGTTCGACATTGAGGGCTGGCTGGCGGGCCGTATCGCGGACAAGTTTGCCCGCGCCGAGGCAGCGGCCTTTGTTAGCGGTGACGGTGTGGACAAGCCCAAAGGCTTTTTGACCCACAGCCGTGTCGCTGATGAAATCTGGACATGGGGCAATCTGGGGTATGTGACGACTGGTGCGGATGCGGCCTTTTCTGGCGCCGAGAGCCTGATCGATCTGGTCTATGCTCTGGGTGCTCAGTATCGCGCCCGTGCCCAATTCGTGATGAACTCGAAGACTGCAGGCCAAGTGCGCAAGCTAAAAGACAACGATGGTCGTTTCTTGTGGACTGATGGTCTGGCGGCGGGTGAGCCTGCGCGTCTGCTGGGTTACCCCGTACTGATCGCCGAAGACATGCCTGATATCACCACCGGTTCCTGTGCGATCGCGTTCGGTGATTTCCAGTCGGGATATACCGTTGCCGAGCGTCCGGACCTGCGCGTTCTGCGTGATCCCTTCAGTGCCAAGCCCCACGTCCTGTTTTACGCGACCAAGCGCGTCGGCGGAGACGTGAGCGACTTTGCCGCGATCAAGCTGCTGAAATTCGCCACCTCCTGACCAAAGGTGCAGTGATCTGGCCCAGGCATGGGCCGGACAAGGCCTCGTGCTGTCGCTGTCTGGCCAATCCTCCGCACGAGGGCGGCAGCGCGGGGTCCGAGTTTGAGCGGGCTGATTTCGGAGACAAAAATGATCCTGAACGAAGAGACTAAAGTGCCTTTGACCGCTTTGCCGGTGCAGGCGTTCAAGTCCCATTTGCGGCTTGGCACCGGATTTGGCGAAGATGCAGTGCAGGAAGCTGTGCTCGAGGGGTACCTGCGGGCGGCCTTGGCGGCGATTGAGCGCCGGACTGGCAAAGCTCTGATCACGCGCGAATTTTCCTGCCGTATCGAGGCATGGCGAGATGTGTGCGGGCAGACACTACCCTTGGCGCCCGTGCGTCAGGTTTTGGAAATGAGTCTGATCGATGTGGATGACAACCTGACCATCGTGCCTGCAGATCGGTACCGGTTGGCAGGCGATGCGCAGCGGCCGCGGATTGCGCCGCGTGGCACGCAGCTGCCGACGATCCCAAACGGTGGCTACGCTGAAGTTTTCATTCTCGCGGGCTACGGCGAGACTTGGGGTGATTTGCCAGCCGATCTGGCGCAGGCCGTAATGATTCTGGCGAGCCACTACTACGAATATCGCGATCAGAGCGCGGGCGGTACAGATGCCTTTCCGTTTGGGGTGAGTGGTTTGATCGAGCGGTTTCGCACAGTCCGCGCCTTTGGGAGGATCGGCGCATGAAGGCGGTCCACCTGAACCAAGAATTGGTGCTGGAGGCGCGCCAAAGCGTCTCGGACGGTGCCGGTGGGATGCAATCGGGCTGGGTCAGGCTTGGCACGCTGTGGGCAGAGGTGCGAGGCGGCAGTGGCCGGATCGCAGGTGGGGCGGCGCAGGTGGTGTCAGAAACCGCTTATCGCATCGTTGTGCGCGCCGCCCCAGCGGGGAGCCCCGCGCGACCCGTGGCGGGGCAAAGACTCCGCTCTGATGTCCGTGTTTGGCAGATCGAGGCCGTGCGAGAATATGACCACGCTGCACGCTTCTTGATCTGCTTTGCCAAAGAGGAGGTTGCTGCATGAGTTATCAACGCGCAGGAGCCCTACAAACAGCCCTGTTTTCTCACCTGGCGGCGGATAGCGCTTTGTCTGCGCTGATCGGTGACGCTCTGTACGATGCCGTACCATCGGGCACCCTGCCAGAGACTTACGTGATGATGGGTGAAGAAGAGGCCAAGGATGCGGCAGACCCGTTAGGCCAAGACGCTCGTCACGACTTTACGCTGTCAATCGTTTCCACAGCGCAAGGATTTCTGATGGCCAAAACGGTCGCTGCGGCGATTGGCCAAGCGCTGGAAATTGCGCCTGTTTCTTTGACCGAGGGACGCGTGGTCTGGCTTCGGTTTCGCAAGGCTAAAGCGCAGCGCAATTCAGAAACTCGACAAATCGATCTCAAGTACCGCGCGTATCTCGCGGCAAACTGACTTTTAAACAAAGAGGTGAACTATGGCTACTCAGGCGGGCAAGGACCTACTGATCAAGATCGACCAAACCGGTGACGGTGTATTTGAAACTCTGGCTGGGCTGCGCGCAACGCGTTTGTCTTTCAACGCTGAAACTGTGGATGTGACCAACCTTGGCAGCGAAGGTGGCTGGCGCGAGTTGCTGGCGGGCGCAGGTGTGAAATCGGCCTCAATCTCAGGGTCTGGCGTGTTCAAAGACACTGCGGGCGATGCCCGTGCGCGGCAAATTTTCTTTGACGGTCAGATGCCCGATTTTCAGGTGATCATTCCTGACTTTGGCGTCGTTCAAGGCGCGTTCCAGATCGCAGCGATTGAGTATGCGGGCACCTATGACGGCGAGGCGACCTATGAGTTGTCGCTGTCGTCGGCGGGCGCGCTGGACTTTACGGCGCTGTGATGGCGAACCCGTGGAGCGGAGAAGTCGCGATTTCGGTCAATGGCACTGAACGGGTTATGAAGCTAACGCTCGGGGCCTTGGCTGAACTTGAGGACCGGATCGAAGCAGGCAGCCTTGTGGATCTGATATCGCGGTTCGAAACTGGCACCTATCGGTCGCTGGATTTGATGGCCCTAATCACCGCGGCTTTGCGTGGTGGTGGGTTACCGATCACAGAGACAGAGGTTGCGAACGCATCGTTCGATGGGGGCCTGAACGGAGCGGCGTCTGCGGCAGCTAGGTGCCTGGCTTTGGCATTCGCTCCACCAGAAAGCGTTGAATGACTGCGTTCGATTTCAATGGAATGCTGCGGGTGGCTTTGGCTGAGTTAAAGCTATCGCCATCCGTATTCTGGGCCATGACCCCTTATGAATTCATGACCATGACCGGCCGCACGCCAGCGGACATGCCCATGGTCCGTGCACGGTTCGATGTCTTGAGCCGTGCGTTTCCCGATACCAAGGAGAATGATCATGACCGAGGGTCTGAGTGATCTAGAGGCCGACCTCGACCGGCTTGAGGAGAGCATGGAGGGTGCCGCAAGCCTGACACGCGGGTTCGAAGCCGAGCTATCTCGGATGCGTGAAAGCATGAGTGAGACCACGTTGGATATGCGGCGGATGGAGCGCGGTATGTCGAACGGGCTTCGGCGTGCCTTTGACGCGGTGGTGCTGGATGGGACGCGGCTGAGTACAGCGTTGTCAGGGTTGGGGCAATCGATGGTCAAGACAGCTTACGGTGCCGCGACCAAGCCCGTAACGGATCAGGCTGCGGGGGCCCTGTCAGGTACTCTTGGCGCGTTCATGTCGCGTGTGTTGCCATTTGCAAAGGGCGGAGCGTTTGCTCAGGGGCGGGTCATGCCCTTTGCCAAAGGGGGGATCGTGAACAGTCCCACGGCGTTCCCGATGAAGGGCGCGACGGGCCTGATGGGCGAGGCTGGCCCTGAGGCGATTATGCCTTTGACACGTGGACCAGACGGATCACTCGGCGTTCGCAGTGCTGGGGGGGCGGGTCCTGTTTCTGTGGTTATGAACATCACAACATCCGATGCGGCGAGTTTTCGGCGCAGTCAGTCCCAGATCGCGGCGCGCATGGCGCGCGCTCTCTCTCATGGCAATCGTAATCATTAAGCGAGGCAAGAATGGCTTTTCACGAAGTTCGGTTTCCCACCGACATCAGCTTTGGCGCCTTGGGCGGACCAGAGCGCCGCACCCAAATTGTGACACTGTCGAACGGCTACGAAGAGCGAAATACCCCGTGGCACCATTCTCGTCGCCGTTATGACGCTGGAATGGGGGTGCGCTCTTCGGCAGATTTGGAGGATGTGATTGCCTTCTTTGAAGCGAGGGCAGGGCAGCTCCATAGCTTCCGGTGGAAGGACTGGAGCGATTTTCGGTCGGCAAAAGGTCAGGCACCGATCACACCCGAAGACCAAGAAATTGCGATCGGTGATGGCGAGACGGTGACGTTTCAGCTGCGCAAAGAGTACCGCTCTGGCGCACAAAGCTACGCGCGGCCCATCGCGAAGCCGGTCCGCGCGACGGTGCGGGTGGCCGTTGCGGGAAACGAAATGCACGAAGGCATTGATTGGTCGCTGGATGACACAACGGGCGAGATCACTTTTGTTGCCCCGCCTGAAAGTGATGCGCCAATCACGGCCGGTTTCGAATTCGATGTTCCAGTACGATTTGACACGGATACGATTCAGATCGCAATGTCACGGTTCAACGCGGGCGAGGTTCCGGACGTCCCTGTTGTGGAGGTGCGGCTATGAACGTCGGGGCTCAGAATCAGGATAAATCAGCGACGACGATGTGCCGTGCTTGGCGCTTGGTGCGCTCTGATGGTCATGCGCTTGGGTTCACAGATCATGATGGTGTCCTTGAATTCGACGGAACAATCTTTCGCCCAGATGGGGGAATGAGCTCTTCAGCTTTGGAGCAATCCACCGACTTGTCGGTTGATAACGCAGAGGCGTTTGGCGTCTTAAGTTCGGACAAGATTTCGTCCGAGGACATCGCGGCTGGGCTCTACGATGCCGCTGCATTCTCCTTGTGGCAGGTGAACTGGCAAGATCTGTCTGAACGGGAATTGCTTTTCCGAGGTCAGCTGGGAGATATCCGCCAGTCGGGTGGAATGTTTCAGGCAGAGCTGCGCGGCTTGTCTGATCTCTTGGCGCAGCCGCGTGGTCGAACTTTTCAAAAGGGGTGCGGGGCCGTCCTTGGGGATCGGGCTTGTGGGGTGCATCTGAACCAACCGCTCTATCAACTGAATGGTACGGTGCGGAAAGTCATCGATAAGAGAGTGCTTTTGGTTGAGACTGAAGCCGCACATGATGCTGGGTGGTTTGCGCGTGGGACAGTCCAGTTCGAAACCGGCTTGGGTCAGGTTCTAGAGGGCGCTGTCAAGTCCGATGGCGTGACCGACGGGCTTCGCCGAATCGAACTTTGGCATCCTCTGGCCCTGGAGCCCGCTCTTGGCACCCAAGTTACCGTGAATGCAGGCTGTGATAAGCTGTTCTCGACTTGTCGATTTAAGTTCCGCAACACGCCGAACTTTCAAGGTTTTCCCGACTTGCCGGGCGATGATTGGATGATGCGCTACCCGAATATGTCCGAACCGAAGGACGGAGGGAGCCGCCGATGAGGGCACGATCACAAGCAGCACTCGCGGAGGCGAGAGAATGGATCGGAACGCCCTATCTTCATCAAGCTAGCGCGAAGGGTTTCGGCACAGATTGCCTCGGGCTCCTGCGCGGAGTTTGGCGTCATTTGTATGGGCGGGAACCGGAGGTAATTCCGAGCTACACGGCAGATTGGTCAGAGCCCCAAGGAGACGAGGCGCTGTGGCGCGCGGCGTGCCGGCACCTCGTCGCAAAGTCACTGTCGAAAGAAGCAGAGGGCGATGTTCTTTTGTTCCGGATGCGGCACGGCGGCGTGGCAAAACATTTGGGGCTACAGAGCGCCTGCGGTAATGCCCCGCGCTTCATTCATGCATTCGGCAATCATGCGGTTATCGACAGCCCGCTCAGTGCTCCTTGGCGCCGCAGGATCGTGGCGCGTTTTGAATTTCCCAATGAGGTAAAGTAA